CATCTACCGGTGCTTTTTTTTCAGCTGGCTTTTCAACTTCTACCTTTTTAGTCATAGGAGGAAGTTTTTCATTAAATGTAAACTTAGGTTTGCAATTATCAGTCATCTTTATTGTATTTATAGATTAATTTTGTAAATCAATTTATAAATTATTTAATCTTTTTTCTCAGTGACTTCCATTTGTATTGTATCTTTTTGCATCTCTTTTTCCTTTTTGTCTCCTTCGCGTGTTCGGATATTTGCACCTTCAAATAGTTCCTTACGAATATCAGCTGATGAAACATTATCAGCTAAACCGCTTTCAGTTGTATTCATATTTGCAACACCTACAAGATTGCCATCAGCATCGATATTCTGAGTTAATTTATTTCCACTTTCTTTGGCGATTTTCACATTTTCTTCAATAGCAGCGCGTTTTGCTTCCTTAACACGCTTCTCGAAAGCAACCTTTGCATCTTTTTCGTTTTGATTCTTCTCATGCATTAGTTGATTCAATTCATCTTCCAAATACTCAACACGACCTGTTTTGTATGCTTCTGGGTTCCATGGCATCCACATTCCAACAGGTCCCACATACACGTCATGATTTGGATCTACTTCTCTTAACATTCTACATCTTAGCTCTGCTTCTTGCTGTGTAGGATAAGCACCTCGTACCTTAATACCTCTAGTGCTAGTTTGGAAATTGTATCGTTCCAAAAATTCTTGTTCAAGCTCTTCTTCTTTAGCATCTAAAAAGTTTTTATAATCATCATCAATGTTTGTTTTTGCTAAGTCATCAGCTTCTGATTTGGTGTATTCTTGAAAATCAGCCATAACTTTATCAAAATTCAAATTATATTTAAAAGACATGAAATTTAGAAACTGTGTGAATTTCTGGGTTGATTTAGAAAAATCCCAATGTTTTAGGAATTGTTCAAAGTAAAAGGTATCTTTTTGCTTTAGAATTTTTTCCGGTGAAACAAAAGAAACACAAACGAATTTTTGCCCTGCAATTGGCTTATCTTCCTCAAGCAAATCAACATATTTAGGATTTTTAGTGCCATCACTATTTAGTTGCTTCTGATAATTACTTTTTTGTGCCATTATAGTTTATTTTAAGCTTTCTTATTTTAAACTATTTTTTTGGTTATATATATTTTTTTTTCTTGATGAATTATATAAAATGCTCGGACAATTGGGACAAGTTTTAGACATTGGCGAACTCGTCAGACGCATTGTAAAATACGTCGTTGAAGGTATCATGGTTGCTATCGCAGCCTATGCTATTCCTAAGCACTCAATGAAACTCGATGAAGTTATGCTTATCGCATTGACTGCTGCTGCTACATTCAGTATCTTAGATACTTACGTACCAAGCATGGCTGTCTCAGCTCGTTCTGGTGCTGGATTCGGCATTGGTGCCAATCTTGTTGGATTCCCTCGTTAAGTAATTCTATATAATTATTATTCATTGTAATAAAAATTATATCGTAGGTATAAATTCCCAGTGTAATTCTTTACAAATTTTTTTCCATATATCATCTTGTTCTATTCTTTTAACTGGATCTTTTAACATTGGAAAATAAGATAAAAATTGTGTTTCTCCTAACAATTCGCACATTTTGTATAAAACGTAATAATAATTCAAAAAATTAACTCTATCGTCTGGACAATGTTTAGCATATGGTTTTTGAATATCCATAAATAATGAACATAACGTTTCTTCTAATTGTGGTTTCATAATTGGGGGTTTTATTCCTAATTTATCTTTAATAAATGGAATATGTTCATAATATTTATTGTATCCTAGTTTTTTCAATATATCCTTAGCTTTTTTATTACTCATTTGTTTCAGTGTAATTCTTTCTTTTTTAATTTGCAAACGAATATTTTGCAAAACTTCATCTGGAATTTGAGTTGTTTCTTTTGCTTGAAATTGTGCTAATATTTCTCTGAAATGATTAATTCTTTTATATGCATAAAAACAAACCTCTTTAGGCGGTTCTTTATAAGATGGTTTTTCATGTTCAATAATGAAATTTATTTGATTTGAACATTTTTTACAAATCATAACACCCTCTGATTCAACAGGAATTAATTCTCCACCACATTTTTCACAAATTTCGTGTTGATGTAGATAATCATTAATATTTATGAAAGATTCATCAATATTTGTTAGATATTTTTGTGTATTATTAATTTCAGATTTTTTTGTTTTATTTACTTCAGTTGTCTTACTAAAAAAAGAATGAAGTACTTTTGTTTTGCTATCATTACCATCAGCTAATTCTTTCTTTTTTTCATAATAATCAAAAACATATTTTGAATTTTCCAATAAATAATTTTTCCTTTTTTTTTCATATTCTTTGATTTTTTTACTGCATTTTTTGATATTATCTTTCAATTCTAATTGTTGATCAAGAGTGATATTTTTTTTCTTTAGCAGTTTTTTATATTTTTGCTTTTCTTTTTTTAAATTTGGAATAATAACATCATCTATATTTTTAAATTCATTCATTTTTTCTTGATGTTTACTATCTACTGTAACATTTGACTTTTTAGAAACCATGATTTTTTTATTAGCCTTTGGCTTAAATGACGGCATTAAATAAATAAATTGCTATTTATTTAATTATGTATTTATTAATAAAGTTAATTTTAATATTCATTTTCTCTCCAAAATCTAATGAATATTAGCCAAGATCTAACAACTCCTTTATCAATAGACCCAATTAAACTACATAAAATGGCATTTCTTTATAATGCTTTAGAAGAAGGATGGAAAATAAATAAGAAAAAAGACGTTTATATTTTTACAAAAAATCATGAAGGTAAAAAAGAGGTTTTTTTAGACAATTATTTAAAGAAATTTTTAGAAAATAATTTTAATATAAATAAAATAATAAATCAAAATAATCAAGATGAATAATAAACCATATTTAATAATTATTTTTTCTGTATGAAAGCATAATTAAAATTTAATTAAAACGTTAAATCAAAATTTTTTTTTCTTTAGCAATAGTATAACAAAATGGGAGGTGGATTAATGCAGCTCGTAGCCTATGGCGCACAAGACGTTTACCTTACAGGTAACCCACAGATCACTTTCTGGAAAGTGACTTACCGCAGACACACTAACTTTGCTATGGAATCTATTGAACAGACATTTAACGGACAGGCTGATTTCGGACGCCGTGTCCAGTGCACTATCTCCAGAAATGGTGATCTTGCATACCGCACCTACCTTCAGGTCACTCTCCCAGAGATTGGCCAAGAGGGATGCTGTGGAGCTACCCCTGACCAGTGTGAAAAGACCTACGCACGTTGGTTGGACTACCCTGGTGAGCAGCTTATCTCTATGGTTGAGGTTGAGATTGGTGGCCAGCGCATCGACAGACAGTACGGAGACTGGATGCACATCTGGAATCAGCTTACCCTTACCGCTGAGCAGGAGCGCGGATACAACAAGATGGTTGGCCAGACCACTCAGCTTACCTACTTGATTGATCCTTCATTCGCTGATGTTGACAGTGCATGTGCCGCAGCTGATGTCCCAGCCGCAGTATGCGCCCCACGTAACGCTCTTCCTGAGACTACTCTTTACATTCCTCTTCAGTTCTGGTTCTGCCGCAACCCAGGCCTTGCTTTGCCTTTGATTGCCCTTCAGTACCACGAAGTCAAGATCAACCTTGAGCTTCGCCCTTCTGATGAGGTTCTTTTCGCTGTTAGCGACCTTACCCAAGGTACTACCGGTTCCACCCAGATCGCAGACGGAAGTTCTGTTAAGGACGGTGCCGCATACCAGAAATCTTTGGTAGCTGCATCCCTTTACGTTGACTACGTTTTCCTTGATACCGATGAGCGTAGACGCATGGCACAGAACCCACACGAGTACTTGATTGAGCAGCTTCAGTTCACCGGAGACGAGTCTGTTGGTTCTTCAAGCAACAAGATCAAGCTTAACTTCAACCACCCTTGCAAGGAGCTTGTCTGGGTTGTCCAGCCTGACAAAAACGTTGACTACTGCCAGTCATTCCTTAAGAACCGTGCCTTGAATGCCGCACTTGGTGCCCAGCCATTCAACTACACTGATGCTATTGATGCACTTGTGCCATCTTTCAGCGCTTTCTCTGGATATGACCAGCTTACCGCACAGGGAGATAATGTTTCCTTCATCTCCTCCCGTGGTCTTTTCCAAGACCCAGGAGCTGATGGCCTTCAAGTTGGTTCCCAGTGGGGAAGTATCCTTGATAGCAACTGCTCTGTTCCTGCACTCTCTGCACCTTTCCCCATCTCTGATGTAGGTGATTCCGGTGTATCTGATGCTGGTGCATTCGTTCTTGCTGAGACTGCACTTAACATGCACTGCTGGGGACAGAACCCAGTCGTTACCGCTAAGCTTCAGCTTAACGGACAGGATCGCTTCAGTGAGCGTGAAGGTACCTACTTCGACCTTGTTCAGCCATACCAGCACCACACTCGTTCCCCAGACACTGGTATCAACGTCTACTCATTCGCACTTCGCCCTGAGGAGCACCAGCCATCCGGAACTTGCAATTTCTCTCGTATTGACAACGCTACTCTTCAGCTTGTCCTTTCCACCAACGCCATCGGTGGTGACGAGACCGCTAAGGTCCGTGTGTACGCTACCAACTACAATGTCCTTCGTGTCATGAGTGGTATGGGTGGTCTTGCATACTCCAACTAAGCGTAATATGCTTATCATAATCTTTATTAAATTATAATTATTTTCCTAGAAAATTATTATAAAAGAATATTTTAAATGAGTGAAACCAAAATACCTACTGGACCACCGCCACCATATATGAATAATTGGTCATATTTGGAAAGACTCGAGCGAGCCAAAAGTATTCTTATGAAGAAAAAATTAGAGTTTTTTACGAATATTAATAACATAAATAACTTTCTTAATTCGTTTAAACTTATACTACCAGAAAAAACTTCGCCGCAATATAATAACAAATTAATTAAAAAATATAATGAAATTATTGACCTGCTACACAATAAAATAATAGAGGCGAATCAAGATGAAGATGAAGGAGCCGAAGAGGAATTAACTGATTTAGGTGGGAGTAAACTTCCCCTTCTCGCAAATAAAGGTGGGAAAAAAAGACGTAGAAGAAAAACTAAACGTAAAAGAAAGAAATCAAAAAGAAAATCTCGTAAAAAAAGGAAAACAAGACGCCGTAAAAAATAGTGTTTATATATTCTATATGGAATTAGAACAACTCGTTATGGTAGCATTAATTTTAGTAATTGTATACATGCTTTCCCAAATGTCACAGCAACAACAATCGGCAAAAACAGATAGTGTAGTTTATTTACAAGCCCCTTATTTTGGATATAATTTTGGACAAGGACCTTTGTGGCGCGGACCAAGACCAGGACGCCGCCGCTGGAGAAGAAGAGGCAGACGTAGATTCTGGTTTTAATTTCTAACTCAATATTATAATGAAAACATATAATATTCT